TCAAATTTCACTTTACCTCCATATTCCCATCTATTCTTGGATGAAAGTTTATTCACCTCTTGAAGGTCTTTGATGAGTCGGGTTGGTAGATGCACTCGTCTAGATACACACGAGATAAACATACTATCGTCTGCGTAGAACTTTTTTAAGTTTGTTACTTCTACCCATCGTCATTTTCATAGGAGATATTGGCAAGTTTACTTTAGTCACTTCTTTGTTTATGACATTCTGAAGTGGACCTGGTCGATTTAAAAACCAAGACCTAAAGTTTGGGTTGTTGGGTATGATTCGCCCCAGATCAGAAATTGTGATCTTCTCGTTCAGAAGATCGAGGAGTACTTCGGAGAAACTTATATGAAATGTCGTGCACACACCTCTCACATTTCTGGCCTGTAAATTCGGACCATTATAGATCATTGTTCTGACATTGGTTCTATTTACTAAAATATTTCCAAACAATTTCTTGATGCTCGGTAAAATTTTAGATCGTAAAAGACTTCCGAAGCCATTCGAATTCGTGGAACTTGCTCCATGTGGATCAAAGACCCATATCCTTGGGTTGAGGCGGTTTGGGTCGACGAGGACGTTAATGGCGTGAGCCATTTCACCTTCTCGCTTTTGCACCGTTATTATGAAATAATAAATACCAACTGGGTTGGCGTTTATTTGAGGAAATGGTGTACTATTGTTACTGAAGGTGATAGATGGGTTTCCATTTATTATTTGGGATGACTTGTTCGCAATTGCACCCATTTTGATATCATCATGGTATTCCATAAAACGCACGTGTATTCTTCGACCGTTGTAGCGTCGATTTTCGAAATACTTTTGTATCTCATTCAGATATCTTATGTAACCCGGTCGGGTACAAGACATACCAAGACCTGCTGGGAGTGGTGGTAAATTCCTGATAAGTTTTCTTTGTTTTAAAATTTTTTTATTCGTATTGAACATCGTGGTGAGATTGTTCAATGATTTCCTTTTTTCAGCTGGGGGCTTATTGATGTTCATACGATTTACCATCTTACTTTAGTTAGAGAATTAAAGTGAAGAGTATCCAATGATTGAGGAGTTTGCTCGGGAGATATATTCTAACCTGGGACCGGGGTACAGTGAGAGAGTATATCACAATGCAATGGAAGTTCTACTTAGGGAAAAAGGAATACCATACGAGTCGGAGCGTGTGGTGTTGATTAAGTTTAAGGATCACGTAATCGGAAATCTGAGGATAGATATGATCATCGATAATACTACTATTCTAGAATTCAAAATCATCAAGTCTCTGAATGAAGCGGCGGAGTGCCAGGCCAGAAACTATCTTCATCTGACTGGTTTGAAGACGGCGTACCTGGTAAATTATCCTCCATGCCGGGATCGGGAGGTGGAGGTTCGAAAGATTGGAGTAGAACCATTAGCGGGAGAACTTGTGCTAGACTCTGATAGAATTGAAGAGACTCTTGATACTGAGCTTCTGGATCTAGAACAGTCTCCCGAAGAAGTTCCTGTACCCTATGAAGGAGAGTCCGAACTTCCTCTAGACAATGTCGTACCGCTGGGTTCTCTTGATTAACGTCGTCTAAACACGGGAGCACATGGGTTTCCAATTCGTATAGGGCCTGTTCCATGATTATCATATATTACACTCTTATACTTAAGTATCGTAATCTCTTGAAGTACCGGTGTGCCCCCATTCGGGGGTTTTTTACAAAATAATTTACAGTTGCAACAGTCTCCCCTTTTTAGAAGTTGCCGCTTATTTGCATAACATCTCATTGGTAAATTGATATCTTTTGCAAAATAGCGTACCAATCTATCTATTAAGATCATATTATTTGATTATATCTTTTTTCGAGTAACAATGATGCTGTTTCTGATAACACCTTTCATCGTGATGATTTTTCTTACAGTAGTCCATATTATCTATGCATGATGTATTACCGAGAGTGCCAAAGACGTGGTCAAAAAGTGGGAAGATTATATTGAAATTATATTTTTCACCTTTTTGTGAGTGATGAATCGTATGGTATTTCCATAGGTAATCGTAAATAAAAGTTGTGGGGAAAATGCTTAGCTTTGGAAGACCCTTGGTTATGGAAACGTCATGTTTATAATCATGAAATCTCGTGTGCCAGTTATTCCATAGGATATTGTGAAGAAACACCCCAATGACGGCGACCATCGCGGGCATGGGGATCACTTTCCGTATAGTGAGAAAGAAGAGGATTCCGAGTAAGACTGTCATACTCCATGGAAAATATACTTCCGTTGTGTGATTATTATCTTTGAGTGTCATGTCTATATTAACATACTTGTGGTGTTCTAGATGGTGCTCGGCTGTATCAGCCATGTACGAACCAATTCCTGGGATTTTTCTCAGGAAATCTGGATCACCATGCATGATATGACGATGTAAGAACCACTCATAAAATGAAATAACTACGTATAAGAATATGATGTAATAATAATATTTCATTATTATATACCGTATGTTTTATTTCGAAAAGCGGAGATTTAATAACATTTTGGTTACAGATCGGAAGTCACAGTTTTATGCATTCACTCTTTTGTTTGTTCTATTACTGCTCACATATCCAATCACCGTAACAACGGTGAGTATCATTCTCGTGACATTGTTTCAGTACAAGTTATATACATTCTTGACTGATGTAAAGGAAGAATATACACCAGAATCCGGTGACATTTTAATATTTTTTTCACATACATCGGCTGATATTCCTGAGTGGGTATATTGGGATGGTGGTCTATCTTTACACACAAATATCCCCGCAAAACATTACGCGACTGTACTCGACGATACCTACTTTGTTGAATGTAGGCATCCAGACTTCCCCAAATATGATAACATCACAAAGGATGTCACCCATGGGATACCACGTCTCGCCAAACTTAAATATATTTATGATGACTGGAGTAGTGGTGAGATTATTGTGATCAAGACGGGTAAGCGCATTGATCCAGAAAAGAGGAAAGAAATTTTAAATATTTTCAATAAAGATGGGTACTGGAAAGGTGGTGGTTGTTTGGGTCACTTCAATAAAACACAAAAGATGATAGACGAGACATGTCCATTTTTTTTATCCGTAGAAGATATATTAAGACACTACAAAGATGCTCGTGTTGGATACCTTAAAATTTAAACTGGCTGCCCTGATTTCGCTGTTCAGATATATCTATTTAGAACTTGTGCATGACCATGTATATACAGCGACGAATGGGTATATAAATGGGTATGTATTAGTGTCTTTACTTCTGTACCTGTTGAATGTACCATGGTATATAATAGTGACCGCGATTTTGGGAAGAGCTGCATATAAGAAAATTGCGGGTGACGAAGTGGCCAACACCAAAAACCATCCGTACAACATGTTTGCGTTTTTTGTCATGGTACTCATAGCAGCGTCTCTCGCACCCAATCGCGGTCGGACTTGAAAATTTTCGACAACTTGGGATCCTTACGCTTGAAGAGGATCATGAGGACATTTAGACGGCGGAAGAGACCAAGGGGCGGCTCTCCAGCTCGCACGACACGCATGAGTGCACGGTGTCGTGCAAGTTCGGATTTTTCCCTGACACCCTCATAGCCGTGGGCACTGAGGATACCAGAGTTACTGAGGGGGATGATGACTTTGGGCTTCATATATATACCTCAGATTACAATTCTAAACTATCACTGGTTCAAAAACTTCTCACGGAAAAAGCGAACGCGGGCTGCGAGGTTCTTCTCATCAAGTCCCGCGATGCGTGCGTGGTTACTTTCGGAGTCGTCCTTGACTGCGTCCTTCCACTTATTGGCCCAAATTGAGTTTTTCATATGCACCGCCTTCATAAACCTCTTGTAGTTGGAAAGCTCCTCAGGTGCGTTGAGCAAGAGCCACTGCGCGACGAGTAGGTCATGGAACTTGAATTTACTAGACATGGGAACGTTGATTGTGTTGAAAAGGGTGACAAATTCCTTCTCAAGCTTCGTCTTCTCATTGAGCGAGAGCGGCTGAATGAAACGGTACCTCTCAATTTCAGAGAGCACCTTTGTTCCAGGCTTTTCATAGACTTGGACCCTTCCGAGGATAAAGTTAATACAGAGGACAAACGTGTATGCTTTTTCTTCCATGCGTTCCCCGTTACAGTAACCTAAGCCCACCTTCTCATGGCAGAGGACGTGCTTGTACTTCTCAGCCATCTGGTGGGCGAGTAAGCAGATGGGGACCGACTTCTGAGCGTTGATAGTTTCACCCTGAGCAAGTTCAAGATGGCGATTGATGCGCATGAAGAGTAGATCCTCCTGTTCATCTGTAAGGTTGCGGTAGGTTACAACTGTGATGAGCCTACCATCAAAATTGAGTTTGGCGTCATCGTCAAAGTCGGAGTAGAGACGTCCGTGTGGGTCGCGAAACACAAAGTCCTCACCCTTCTCACCACAGAAGCGCTTGATGGTATCGATACGATGACCACCATCTAGGATGTACGTTTGCTCTCTACCTTGGGCATCAGTCTTGACTGACAGCGTGATTGTACTCGCTTGTGCGATGTTCTTCTCAACACTATCGATATAGAGCTTCCGGTTCTCATCGTTCCATGTGTGGTCGTAGCGTTGGTGTCTAGGGTGTAGCTGCCAAGCCCTGTTGCGATTCCTGGAGGTGTTCAAGATGTGTGAGATTGGGTAGGGGTTAATGTTGGGGGAGATCATCTCCCAGGCATCGGAAACAAGTTGCATGCTCGACATTTTTGGTGTAATGTACCACCAGGATCTATCGACTTAGGTTTTCTAAACTGTTGGAATGAACTCCCACCTGAGGTCTTGACAAATCATTTTCCAAATGACATCCTGTTGGTACAGTTTTTCTTTGGATTTGAGGAGGGGGAAGTATTGGAGGTATTCGTCTTCACTCAAAAGTTCGCAAAATTTATAGAGGACGTAAGAATAGCTGAGGAAATTTTTACGTTCGGCGGGACAGTGGGTGTCGAAGGGTTTTTGAATATCTTTGAACATCATTCGGAGACACTCCTCTAACTCTTGTGGCATGTTTGGTGGTTTGATTCCATTTAGAATATTAGTAATATATGGTACGTGCTCGTAGTATTTGTTCAATCTAAGCTTCTTGAGGAGCGAACGTATTTTCGCATGTGTTATGTCTTCCAATTTTTTGATTTTAATTTTTTTAAGTTCTGATCTCAATTGTTCTATTACCTCATCTGGTATATTAGTAAGTTCCTGTGCTTGAAATTGTGACAACCATTCATTGAAATGATTTTCCCGTTTATATGAGTAATTTACCACCTTTTCAGATGTTTCTTGTTCTTCTTTGTATGTTAATTCTTCACTGATAAGACAATCCACGATTGCACCACACGAGTCACACACGAGATCACTCGTGTCGTGAAAATGTAGAAGATTACTGTCGGGACATGTTTCACATTTGTCCATAGTTTTTACTATTTTTCTTGGTATATTTTGGTTTTCAACCTCTATCAAATAATCTGTGAAAATATCCTTCCTCTTCAAACCAACCGTCTCCTTTACATTGAATATGTTATCAGTATTCGTTATTTCTTCAGTTTCATCTGAATGTTGATTCATGTAGGGCATACATTTCATTATGTATTCTGCCATTTCACATTCGTATTTTTTCGTGTTATCTGGGTCATTTTTTATAAGATTGTTCCATTCTTCTATTCGATTATTATATCTACTTAAAAAATTACCTTCCATCTTATATAAAGAGATGCTGCTCAAACTTTTAAGTAATCTTATTCTTTTTTATAAATATCTTACCACACCACGTGATTATTCTATAATTTCTGAGGAGATTGAGTATGAGATTGATCATGATATGAAATATCAAATTGAGGACGATTTTTGGTTGGAAGAGAGTAAATCTTGGGACGATGGTATTTTAGATGAATACTACCTGTATGCAAAAGGTAAAAAATTTAGACATACCATGATTCCCCAAAATGTCAAATGGATAATTTTACGAGTCAAATATTATTTTAATGGTAAGGAATACACTGCGATTTCGGATGACATTAATTTCAGGCCGGGTGAGAACGAAGATAGTGCGATGCATTTTAGTATCCCTTTGAGTAGTGCTTGGGTGGTTGATCATGATGATAAACCTATGAGAAACATTACTGAAAAGGTGAAACGATATTCGGGCCCACGAAACGACTTTCATGGACAAAGTGTTCCACTCGAACATTTTTTATATTATGATAGGGACACGTTGAAAAAAAAATTTCCCAAAATCGTGCTCACTAATACGTTGGGTATGAAAAAGACACTCTCAACACTACGCGATTTTACAACTGATCTTCAGATACCTTAGTTGCCAGATAAAACTTCAACTCTCCCAAATTTGCTACGTTATATTTAAGAATCAAAAATCCAATTTCTTGTATAATTTGCACAGATGCACACATACTCGTCGCCTTTGTAAAGATATTCAGATACTTTAAACTATACAACCCCTCGATGTTCGGACTTTTATCGGGGCACTCAATAATTGTTTCTTGGTTAGCAAAGTCCCCAATACATTTGAGATGCATATTATTTTCAGACCTCTTGATCTCAATTTCCGTACCAATGTTTGACATATCGCGACACAGACGCTGAAAATCAGCTGATGGAAGAGTTGTTACTGTGGTCATTTCAACATCAGGAACTTCGATGCGACTTTCATTAATGTCTAACAGTTTCAATTGAAAGTTGGAACGCGTCTTCTTCGTTTCACTGATAATTTCTATGTTCATGTATTCCTTCGAATTAATCTCAATTTTTAGAACATCATTATTGGTGATTGTCTTTAGAAGTTTGAAAGTATTCGAAATATTAATTCCGGCAATAATTTCTTCGTGCTCACATTCATATTCCTCAAAGTTGTCGGCGGAGAGATGCATATCTATGAGGGATGTTCTCGCTGTATCCAGTGTAACTACGTACATCCCATTCGGTCTAAAGTACACATTTACATCGTTGAGAATATCTTTAAGTACTTCAAACGTGGACTTAAAAGCTGAAGCTTGGATAGTCGTAAGTTTCATATCTATCATGATTAGTCATTACATCTTTAAATCTGTGTAAGTCATACCCTTGGACACATCACGGTTAATCTTCTCTTCTAGTTCTTTGGTCATTGCGGGTTGAAGAGCGCGACCGTAATCGTCCAAACGAAACATATCCGTATTGTCATTACCATCTAAGCTAGACATAGAACATCCAAATGCACCAATACCAGAGTTTTCAATCTCCTTCTTCGGTAGCAAAGAATCGAGCCAATTCTTAATTTCGTTACCCACAAGGATTTTACCATTCTTTGTTAACATGGTCGGAACCCGGTTGATTTTATTTTTATAGTTTGGTGGTATCCCCTGTGTATTAATGTTATGAAAATGCACAAGCTGCTTCAACTGGGGAATGTTGTTGATATATTCAATGACATCCATCGAGTGCTTACATCTTGGACTATAGATCAGGAGCGACATCTACTATGTATAAGGGTATTTTCTAAAAAAAAATTAACGCGTTATAGTAAATATGAATTACTCAGTTGCAATCATCCTTCTCATGGTGGTGATTTTCATGATGACTTCTCGAGAATCTTTTACCGAAGCATTCGGATTATCAGGCTACACAAAACCAACTGGTGTTGTGAAACTTGATGATCCCAGACCAGACCTTTCTAAATATACTAAGGTTGAGGCTAGTGTTGATAATGATGCGATGCAAGAGTTTGTGCTCCAAGCCAACAAGGAGATATCTAAACGTACCGGTCTCTGTACCTACATCATCGAAACGACATCCGTTGCTCATTACAAGGGTGGTGACAAAGATATATACGAATGTATGTTCATGGTGGTTAAGCGAGGTGGTTTCTCGTTTGGGTTTTCTGTTGTTGCATCCTATGAAGTTGAGAATAATAAGATAACCCTCGTGTCCCTCCGGTCTCAGCCTATAGATACAGAGGTACCAGGGGACATTAGCGCATTTTCAGAGGGATCTCCTGGTAAAGAATTTCTTGATTACAAGCTTGTAAATGAGGCAGCTATTCCCACGAAGGCTGAGTTGGATTCAATAAAAAATAAGTCGGAGTAATTGTAATGATAAGCATCGATGATGTGAATAAAATCGACGAGAGGAGAAAACAAATACGAAAGGAAATTTACCTGAAAATATACGAACAGTTTTCCTCTAAGATTAAACAATCAGTGGAACTTGGTCATAAACAAATTTTTCTGACTATTCCACGCTTTTTATTGGGGTATCCAGCATTTGATAGAGCTTTGGCTGCGAGATATATAAGCAGACAGTTTATACTGGGTGGATTTACTGTTCAACTTATAAACGAGTTCGATATATATGTCTCTTGGATTGTTCCCAAAAAGAAAAAAGAGAGAAGGCAACATGAAAATGATGATACCGATTTCCCAAATCTTATGAACCTCAAGAAGATTGCGAATAGGTACAGGGGGGGTGCGTAGTAAAATCCTATTTTAAAAACCACTTTAATCATAAATGGACAATCTCAACATATTGGTGGAGGCTAAACGTGAATATCTGGGGCAGATGTGCCTCATCATGTGCCCAGCTATGATTGAAGTCTTTCAGGACATGTATAACGAAGCCGTGACTCTATCCAAGGGACGTAAAGTTCTCATAATGTTTCAGAAGTTACTCAAAGAAGTTCCCAATTGGTCCAATGCGATGTCGAAAAATCATTCGGATAACATTGCCAATAGGTGTGCATGGTTTAGTGATTTACTAGCAGCTGTATTCGTCGCTTGTACGAAGATTCTGTCAGCCGTTCGTCTCAAGGCTGATAATAAGAAGATTTCTCTCAAACTACCCACTACCGAGGTTTTCATTCAAACGTGCTATAACAACATCGCCAAGGATATTTATAAGGACCCTTATATTTTCAGCGAAGAGCAGAGTGAGTACTTAAGGGACGAAAAATTGACTGTTCGTTTCTCACTCTGTATAGAGAATACAGTGAAGGAGCTCATTCCCGTGCAGCAGATTCTTCAAACATATATGTCTCAGGAAACTAGAGACATATCTCTAGATGGTAATATTCAGGATGGTATTGATCCTGACGTACTTGAAGATGAAGAGAACACTTTCCCAGAACCAGAACCAGAACCAGAACCAGAACCAGAGATGGAACCGGAGCCCCTAATGGAGCCAGAGTTGGGTCCAGATCCCGAACCCACTGGTCTCGAGAATGAATTCAAAACCGTACCGGGTGTTGAAGCCCCCAACCCAGAACCAGAACCAGCACCAGCACCAGCACCAGCACAGGGACCAGAACCAGGCGATGAAGGGGATGATGTTTTCTTTGGGGACGCACCGGAACAGCGTACAAAAAAAGTTGGCTATAATTAAATGGAACTATCCGACTATCTTAGGGACCCCGTGAGCGCTGCTCTCATCGCGGCTGGTATCACCGCGGGCTATATTCATCTAAAGGCTCACCTCAATAACGAGGGTAAGTTGGAACTTAATAAATACACTAAACCCGCCGTCCTCAATGCGATTCTCGTGTTTTTCATTGTATCTGGTGGTATTGGACAGAAAGAGACTATATCGTCGGAACCTTTCTAAACTTAAAGATTAAATGTATGTAATAAGAAAATGGCGTCTGTTAACGCGTTTAACGACATGATGGGTCAATTTCTTGTGGAATTGCACAAGACTTTTCCAGATGAAAAGGGCATAAAAAAGATGATGACTTCCTTTGACGTACTGAAGTCCTCCAATCCGCGTCTAGTTGTGGATGCTTTCATGAAGGGTGTTTCCCCATACGCTGACAAGATTTCCTCCAAGGATGAGTCATTCCTTCTCAAGGAGATTGATTCGATCGATTTCCTCAAGGATCTCAACATTAAGTCCTATTGGGAGAGAATGACAACCAATACGAAGGCTGCGACATGGCAATACCTCCAGACCCTCTACATGCTCGGTACTACTATTACTTCGATTCCAGACGACACGTTGAAGATGATCGAGGGTATTGCGAAGGATTGTGCTGACAAGATGCAGGATGGAGATGGGGAACTCAATCAGGACGCTCTAATGAAAATGATGGGTAATATGCTTGGCAGTCTCCCTAAAAAATAAACCTCAACCTATACTAAATGAAAGTTTGGTTCGAGGATCCTCAACAACTGTTCAGAGCCGATAAAATTTCTCAATTTTGGCCAACGAGTGAGCAAACACCAGAAGACCGTATAAACGCTGCTTCTCGTTTTGTTATTTACGCCAGTTGTATGATTTACCTCATTCGTCGTGATCCGAGGATTTTCGTATTAGGTGCAACTGTTCTCTCTGTCATATATGTTCTTTATAAGTCCAAGATGGTGACAGCCACGATGGGTTATACCACAGATGGTGAAAAGCCTTGTCAGGTTCCAACTGAGGAAAATCCAATGGCTAACGTTCTTATCACCGATTTTACGGATGCCCCTAATAGACTGGAGGCGTGTTACTATCCAACTG